TACCAACTTTCTCTACGTATTCACGCATGAAGCTGTCTTCTAATTCTTCTTCGTCGCCCATGTCGTCACCGCCCATGTCGTCACCGCCCATGTCGTCGTGTCCTTCACCAGCTTCGTCGCCCATTAGTGCTTCAAACTCTGCACGTAGGTCGTCAAGTGCATCTTCTAGGTCAACTACGCGATCTTCAATATCGCCTTCGCCGCCCATGCCTTCTTCGTCGCCTTCGTCGCCGCCGGCATCAATGTCGCTTACAAAGTCGTCACTAGCATCACCGCCAATGTCGTCTTCATCGCTATCCATTTCGTCGCCAGCTTCGGCAAAGCCAAAACTCTCGTCCATTTCTTCATCTTCATCTTCATCTTCATCTTTAGCTTCGTCGAGATCTTCTTCGTCTTCTTCATCGCCGTCGGCTTCTGTTGTGAAGTCTTCTGCTAAAATAGTTTCATAGATTTCGCGAGATTTTTCAACTACTAGTTGGTGGAAAAGCTCTTTGGCTTTGTCAGTTTCTTCATTAACAAGATGCTCTAGCATCTGTTCGAACTTTGAACGATCAGTCATGTTTGTCTCCTAAATAGATTGTAAGGCTGTCGATATATTTACACTTAAATGTAATATAAACGTTATAATGGTGGTTTTTTAAGGCATTTTTAATAAAATGCCCGATAAGTTATTTATTACGCGGCAGGTGCTGCCGGTGTCATGTACATTTGATGTACTAATTCTAAATCTTTTTCTTGTTCTAAGATGTGGCTCTCTGATGCTTTTCTAAGCTCATTAATTTGTCTCAGAGTCAGTCTAGTCTTGCGAGTATCTTTTCGTGTTAGCGGACTATCGTCGTGGCTAGCAGAATATTGCAGGTCATTTGAAATGGCCTGCATATCTTTATCAGCATAAAACAATTCTCTAAGTATCATACTAGTATTTATGCTGCCGGCGGAGTTGCAACTGGTGCCGGAGTTCCACCTGCAGCAGGTATTGCTCCGCCTGCCATATCAGCTCCTCCAACTTCAGGAGGAGCAGTATCATCAGACAAGTCACTTAGATCGCTTTCAATGCCTGCTGAACTAATGCCTGCTCCACGTAGTTCGCCTGAGCTATCTGTAGGAATAGCCTTGCCCTTGCCATTCTCTTCAGCCCACATGCGTTCATTTTCAGCCATCTCTTCGTCACTCATACCTAAGAAGCGTTTCATGGCAAATCGCTTGCTCATAAACGGAATCTGACTCATAGTTTGGAACTGTGGTACACGCTGTCCGTCTAACTCTGCTTGACGGTAAGTGGCAAAGTTTTGTGGTGCTTGGAACTGTACTTCAAACAAACTTGAGTCAATATTAACACCGCGATCATGTAGATATAATTTAAATTCTTGATCAAAAACATCCTGCATTAGGCTTTGCAAACGCTGACAATAGTTGTTAAAACGCAGTTCTTGAATGTATGCAGTACCCACACGACCGTCATTATATTGCGCTTGACTGTCATCTGCGCCGGTTGGTAAGTAGCTTGATGGGATGCGTAAACCACGGAATAACTTGTTGGTAAAGTACTTCAAGTCATCAATTTCACCAAGGTTAGTACCACCTGGAAGCGTCTCAACTTTTGATCCTCGACCTTCTGCTGTCTGCGGAAAGAAGTAATCTTCGTTAATGCTTAATGGATTATAAGCACTGTCAATAACGTTGTTGCCGCCGCCTGTACTGCTGGGAATACGTCGTTGATGGATTTCATTTTTAACACGTTCAACAAAACTCATGGCCAAGTGACTTGGCATGTTACCCACGTCAATATAGAAAATTCTACGTTCAGGAGCACGTTGTATACGATAGATAATAATTGCATCTTCAATTAATTCTTTTTGTTTGTATACTTTAAAAATACTTTCTAACAAACTATTACCAAACGGATAGTTGTTGTCAAGGCCTTCACTTAGACTCAAGTGAATAACATGTTTAGATTCAACTGCTACTTCATTTTGACTGTTAGAAAAACGTGAACCATTAGAAGTTGGAAACGCACCAGGCTGGCCGCGAGCTGCTGCTCCGCCTGCAACAAATGCTGTTCCGCGATTGTTTGTGTTGTTAGAATTAGGATTAATCTGAGTAACAACTAAGTTTTGAAAGTTAGGATTTAAGTCACGGATAACATACTGCTCTGGGGCTTTGCCGTCACTTTCGTTTACAATAATCTTAGTAATCTTGCCCGGATCAATGTACATCCATTTCTTGTTTTCAGGATCGCGAACAAAGAACGCATCGCCGTATTTGAACACGTTACGCACAATTCTAAAAATTCTTGTTTCAAATTTTTGTAGTTTACACCACTGCTGTAGGTACTCGCGAAGGATAGCTATTTCGCTATTAGTTGCTTTATTTCTGTAAAATAAACTAAATGGAGTTTGATTTTCTCTGTTCTTTTGACTACAAAATTCTGCTAGAATATCTAATGCTGCATTAACTTCGTTGTCCATGTCCATTGTATCATATTGCAAATAACGATCAATACGATTCGGAGCGCCGGTATATACATCTGGTAAAAAACTAGAGTAGTTTGCTTGAGCCGGACCTGGGCGAGACGAACCGTTTCCAATTGGACTATAGTTTCCAGATTCAGAATTTACTGATGCTGGGGTAAAGTATTTCTTCCATGACATGTTTGTTATCTCGCGTATATGTTACTAGCACCACTCTTCGCAGCTTTGGTTGTAGATTTGTGGCCTTCTTCACTAACTGCTATTAGTTGGCCCATCTGTTTATTTAACGTATTCAGCGCCGATACCACGTCAGAGAGAGTAGATTCTTTAGTTGCTGCTTTGGCATCGGGCTTTTTCTCAGCTATTTTAGCAGCTTCTGCTTTTTTCTCTTCTGCTTGTCTTTTGAATTTTGCATTTTCTCTATCTGCATCTGCATCTGCAGGTTTAGCTGGTATACTATTTTTAGCAGTATCAATTTTCTTCATAATTGGCATACCGTTAGGGCCAATGTCCAAACCGCCGCCCATCATGTCTGCCGTGCTCATCATTTTGCGTTTTGGTGCATCCTGTGGGGTGCTTCTTCGACTTTCTCTTGCTAATTCTGATTTAGCTTCGTCTGCTACTTTCTGTTTTGCCTCTTGGTCACTTACTTCGGGTCGAGGACCCATTGCTACACCATTAACTGGTAGTTCTGCAGTAATTGCATCAGTTTTTTTATCTTCAATTGCTACTGTTTTTGCGTCGTCTGCTGCTTTCTGTTTAAGTTCTAATTCACGTTTAGCACCGTACTCGCCTAGATTCTGCATAACATCTAGCATTTCTTTTTTCTTTTCTACTTGCTTTTCAAACATTGCTTTATTCAATGTTTCATTTTCAAGTGCAGCTTCTTCTTCTTTAGTAGCTTGTCTATCTCCAATGTCTGCTTTCATTTTAGCAATACGATTGCCAATTTTCTCTGCAGTTTTAGTATCTTCCTTAATCCCTGATTCCATTGCTTGTGCGTGGAACGAACGATTTTCTTCACTGTATCCTTTATAGTCATCAATAATCTTTTGTTGACTTTCTGTAAACTGTGATTTAAATTCTTGTTGTTGTGCTGCTACTTCTTTTACAGGCAGTGCATCAGCTATATCTGATTTAATCTTTTCACTAGAAGTTTCAATAATCTTTGTTTTATCTTCTTCTTGTTTGACTGCAATATCATAGCCCATTTTCTGCAACGTTTGTTTAGATTGTTCTGCACGGTCAACAGCTTTGATTGCTTCTCTTGCTTTTTCGGCTGCATCAGAAGAATCGTTTTGTTGTTTTCTAAGAGCATCATATTCTTCTTTTTGCTTACCTGTAAGATCTTTAAATCCTTTGCCTTCTTTATCTAATTTTTCTTCCATTAAGTCAATAGCTTCAGATGCAGCTCTATTTGTTGCGGTTGCTGCCATCATCTCTTCTTGCAATGACAATTGTTTTTCTTTTGACGCTTTTGCGTTGAGAGTCATTATCTCATCAAATACTTTCTTTTGATCGTCTGTTTTGAGCATGGCTCTATCCATACCCACAGACATTGATGCCATACTCATTGGCATAGGAGCGGCCGATGTTTTAGTTGTTGCGCCGGGTAGTGCTCCAGCAATATCGCCTGCCATTTTTTTACTAGATGATGATATAGTAGTTGAATATGATTCAACTACGCTAGTAGACGCTTTGGCATTTTTCTCCATGTTTGCAACAAAGTCAGCTGAATTACTTTGTATCTTGTCATTCATGTCAATATAGTAATCTTCGATCTTTGCACCTTTTGGTATCATTGCTTCGATCATATCGTCGCTCATACCTTTTACCGAAGTACCAATTACACTTTTTGCCAGTTCTGCTTCTTTAAATGCATCAGCGTTAGTTTTCTTAGCAAGATCTAGTTTAGATTTGCTGTCATCTTTATACATGTCAGCAAGCGTACTGTTACTAGTTTTAGTAATAGATACTTGTTCACTAACCATCTTAGTAGTTTCTTCAATGGCAGCTGCTTTCTTAGTAGTTTCAAAACTAATGCCTGCATCAATTTGTTTCTGTAACGGTTCCATCATAGCTTTATATTTCTCAGCTATTCCTTTACCTTCATCTCCAACTCGCAATTCCTTAGCAACTGCATTGCCGCCTAACTTGCTGCCGTCTCCTATTTGAGCTTTGAGCTTTTCTCTTAAAGCATTTTTTTCAACTTGCATCTGTTCTCTAACAGAAGCTAATTCTTTTTCAGCAGCCTTACTACTGTCATTTTGAACTTGTTTAGTGGTAGTAGATCCGCCGCCACTTACTGAACTAATACTAGTGCTAATAGATTTAGACATACTAGACAAATCTAACTTGGACATATCTGCTTTGCCCATTTTGCTTATTTCAGCTGCTAGAGCTGCAAACTCTTTATCTTTACCCATAGCAGTATCTAATTTAGGCATTTCTAACTTGGGCATTTCTAACTTGGCACCAGCACCTGCCATATCTACTTTTGGCATAGTTTTTCTTACACCGGCCATTGCAGATTCAATGACTTTAGATACGTCTTGTGGTCGCATTACACTTTCCATACCGTGTAATTCTACCATAGTACCTTTACCCCAATCTTCAAACATTTTACCGGCTTTATCTAAACTACCGCTTTCACGTTTAGGTACTGG